AAGAAATTTCATACCCTCTTTAGTAACAGATCCCATGGCCTTGGCATAGTCCATAGGAGCAGCTTTCATAGTTTCTGTTTGTGCTGTAATCTCAGCTTGAATAGATTGGAAGGCTTGATGTTGAGCAGCCTGGCCATCCAGGCCTGATGCAACTAAATCTGCCTTCAGTTCTCCCATTCGTGCAGCGATTGCTTTCGATCCGCCCATTGAAGCTTTAGCTTGTTCTCGTAAGCCCGTATTTAAACTCTTATTAAAACTACCAGACATTGCCTTAGCAGTTTTATTATAGGCACCTCTTATGTTATCAACACTTTTTCCTACAGTATCAGGAAGATTGCGTATACTTTTAACAGAACTTTGTATGCCCTTTACAGAAGCAGCCACTCCCTTTACAGTGGAGGACATAACAGTACCTAAACCTTCAATACTTTTTTCTATAGGACCTATATCTATTGTAGGTGTTGCTGCCATTTACTTTTTACCTTTAGGTAGTGCTGAACCTGGTTTACCAACATACAGACCAAAGAACGCTGCACCAGCACCTACTATTGTAGATATAAATGCTGCTTGTGCATTAGTGGGATCTCCTAGAGCCATAAACCATGTAGTAGCCGAATAAAAGGCATAGATATACGCTAGCATAATCAGTCTAGGTATTACTCTAAACTTATCTAACATACCTGCTGTTTGATTATACCAGGTCTTTTCTTCATCACCACTACTAGGTACCAAATCGGCTACTAGTAGTTCATACTCTTTACTTGTTTCTGTTATTTTTACTTTATCGTCGTTAGCCATTTTGCTTTTGCTTCTCGTTTTGTTCTTCTATATGTTGAGATAGTAATGCTGTATAAATTTCTCTTTCCCAAGGCATCATATTTTCTATATCAGAAAGACTATAATTGTGATGTTGCATCATTGCAAAATTAGTTTTCAACATCACTTCTAGGCTATTATGAGAAAGAGCTATACGAAAAAACTTTGCATTCCCACCAGTGTTACTTTATTTACTTTCTTTGTTTTAGGATTTTTAAATTTTACATCATGCCTAAGTCTTGGCATAGTTTCAAAAAAGTTTTGTATATCAGCGAATTGTTTTGTATTTAAACTCTCAATAAATTCATCCAATTCTTTATCAGTAAAATCTGCTCGTTCATGTATAGTTTCTCCATCTACAATTTGAGCAACAGATTTTCTAATAATACTAAAAACAAATTTTGTATTATTGGTATCTGCTGTTCCTGTCATCATATCATATTGAGGATAACTCATAATCACAGTTACATCATCATTTAATTTTATATCGGTAGAGTGATTATCTTGAAAGTCTACACCAATATCATCAATATTAATTTCTACATCAGCATAAGTTTCTCCATCATCTTCACATAAAAGTTTTAGATTAATAACTTCTCCTACAGATTTAGCTCTGACATTTAAAAAGATATACTCTATATCAAAGAGAGGTAAACCTTCTACGTTTACTTTTTCAAATGTACAGTTGTTAATAATTTGTTTGATAGCGTTTAGCATATCAGCTTCTTGTTCTGTCTCCATTGCCAGAAGCAGCAATTTTTCTTCCTTTACTAAAAAAGGTCGATAAGTTATTTTTTCCTTACTAGAAGGAATTTCCAATTCATATGTTGGTGTAGCTATTTTTGGTAAAGCCATAATTTAAATAATCTCCATAATTATTAGTTTAGGAGGGTCCTTTAGGATCTCCCTCCAGTTGTTATTGGTGGTGGTGCATGACGGGCTGTAGACATACCACCCTGTACATGACCAGCCACATCGGTGTGAGCATAAGAATCAGTAACGCTTCCGTCTTGTACCATCTTCCCTACTTCTGCGAATGCTTGTTTTATTCCTATATTACCTGCATCGGCAACACTACTCTTACCTTTTGGCGTAGCTTTCTTCTCCTTTTCATCTTCTGCTTCCCAGCGCCAAAATACAAATTCTACTGATAGTCTATGAAATTCTCCATCAGCTAAAGCTAAATCTTGTTGTACAATAGTTTTAGGAAAGGCATCTATTAATTTTACAGAGTAAGTATTGTTCCCTTCATCATCGTATTGGTTAACTAAAATATCAGTAACGTAATCGTTATAATATCCTGCTTGAAAGCCAGGTTGGGTACCGTACAACCCAATATCAACCATAAGAGAATGCCAAGCAGTAAATATTCGTTTCTCTTCCATATCTTTACTTGATAAGAAGGTTGCTGTTATTGGTGCATATGTAACTCCGATAGCGTGTTCTCTAGAAGGACCCGTTCGTATGTCATCAATAGTTGTTGATATGTTTTGTCCCGGGAATCCAAAAGTTTCACATCGCATAAACATATCTCTACCAGGTTTGGCTTCATTGGTAAATGAGTAATTCCTTGGCATAGTAAAAGATATATCATAGTTATATTTGCGAGCAAAATTACCCGTCCGTAGAGAGGACGTAAATTCGTGTATAGTTGCCATTATCTTAACATCCTCCTAGATTCTGCATGAACTTTTCTATAAGATTCCTTTTTAAATCTTTGCAAGGGCATCATATTCACTAAAGGCATATCTGCATCCGGTATCATTAAAAATCTAGTTCCAACTTGCTTCATTAGATATCTTTTCACACAAGGTTTAACTAGTCTAAATTTAGAGACTCTATTCCAACCAAGAATTCTATTTTCTTTAGTCATTGGTAATAGTTTTTCCATTAATTTTATACGCAAAGGCACAGAAAGATAATGAAAATTAAGACCTAAAAACCCTCCCGGAAGTCTTTTAATAGGAATTACTAATGGGAATGTATCATAATAAGGTAAAGTTTCTTCATACTTAGGCATATAATAAAATAGATTCATTATTCCATATATTGGCCTTGTAGAAGGACCACCTTGTCTAATCATCTGCCGTAGTGTTCCTTCCTGTATACGTTTAGGAACAACTTTTCTAATCTGTTCTCTATACCAAGTTGTAGATAAATCTCTACCGCCTGCTAGAGTAGTAATTTCTTTTAAATAGTCATCTAGTGTTTTTGCCATTATGTACTATTTATATGGATTGTTTAAGCCCAGATCATTTTCTGTGAGTATTTTAAACTCCATATTTCTATTTTGACAGTATTTTACAGCAGATTCCCACTTGGCCTGATTCTTACCCCATTCTTGAAGTTCACGATGCCATGATTTTGTTTTTCTTTGGGGATTGGCCTTAGGAGGTTTTGTTTGTCTCTTAGGCTTAATCTCTATTAGAAACTTTTTAGTAGTATGGTCATGTTGTTTGACTTTTACATAGAAGTCTGGAAAGTATCTATGTACTTTTCCATCAATAGGAGATTTGTAAGGTACGATAAATTCTTCACTACCCCATTCTAATATGTTATCATTGCGATCACAATAGACCATAAAACGCCTTTCCCACATAGAACGATAGATGATGTTCCGTGGGTTGCCTTTGTATTTTTCTGGGCGTTCTGGTTTAAATTTGCCTTTGTAATACTTAACCTTCTTCCTTTTTTCCATATAAATACTTATACACAATTAAAGGGATAAAACATGGCATCACTAGTATTTCCAGAACATTATGGTAATGAAAATTCAAACTGGATTCCTATGGTAGGGTTTGAAGCTATTGAGATATTAGCCGATTCTGATATAGGTAAACTAAAGACAAATGGCACAGGATCATGGGCTTGGTTACCAATACCAATAGACGGCTTATCTACAGGATATGAACAAGGCTGGGAAGAAGCTACTGGAAACATGGCCATGTTAGCTGCACAGAAAGGTATTGGTGCAATGGTAGCAAAGATGTCGATGGGTTTGGGAGGTACTACAGGTAGAACTGACCGAGAAGGTGGCGAACAGTCTACTAATACAGGGACTTTGAATGTTGAAAATATAGGTGGTGCAGTAGAAGAATTTATTGCAGCTAAAGCAGGATTGGGTACAGGTATTACTAGACGTTTATTAGAACAAGCATATGTTTCTTATAGTGGTCCTGGTTATAGATCACATGACTTTTCTTTTTCTTTAAAGCCAAAGTCTAAAGAAGAATCAGAAATAATTGAGAAGATTGTTTTGTTTTTTAAAAAACATTCTGCACCAGAACTTTTAGGTGGTGTTGCTGATATTGCTAGACTCTATAAGACTCCGCACTTATTTCAAATAAAATTTGCACCCGATGATGGACTATTTAAAATAGGTGCTTCGGCGTGTACAAGTGTAGGTGTAAAATATGGTGGAGAAAAGTATAACACCTTTAACTTTACTAATATGCCTGTTCAAGTCGATTTATCTTTAAGTTTTAAAGAAATGATTATACATGATGCCTCTAGTTTTGGAGAGGGTAAGGACGGTGGCCACTAATGTCTTATTTTAAAGATTTTCCAACTATTAGTTATGATGCATCTGGTGATAAAAATTTTAAAACGATACGAGATATCACTACAAGAATAAAGTTTAAAACAGCTATTCAAAAAAATAGTGCATTGTTTTCTAAGTATGATATAAAAGATGGCGAGACACCAGAAGCAATAGCCTTTAGAGAGTATGGTGATTCTAGTTTGCATTGGATTGTTTTAGTGTTTAATGACATATTAGATCCTCGATATGATTGGCCTTTATCTCAACGAGACTTATTAAAATTTGTTAGTGCCAAATATGATAGTCCAGATGGAGAACATCATAGAGAAATAGCACAATCTTCAGGAGTAACCTCAGTAATGATCCGTGTTGAGGCTGATACTATGGGTGCAACAGCTATTACTAATTTTGAATATGAAGAAGATGTAAATGCACAA